TCAGAAATGACAAATGGAAAATTTAAATTGTTGAAATGGGATCGACAAGAAAAAACTTATTATCCAATAGAAATAAATATTCATCAAAAATAGTTCTTGACATTAAAAAATTAATAACTATAATGCCATGCATGAAAGTTATAATTAAAAATATAGGAGAACGATTATGTTAATAGATCTACGTAAAGATGCGCCGGATCAATCTACAAGTATTGATCCAGATAAACTTTCAACTGAAGTTGAAAAGTTACAATCAATAAAAAAACAAATTGAAAATTTGGAATCACGAATAAAAGATTTAAAAGAAGATGAAAAATATTTTAGTTGTGTTATAATTCCAAAACTAATGGAAGACATGAACTTATCTAGTTTAAAACTTAAAGATGGTTCAGAGTTATCTGTTAAAAAAATTTATAGTGCCTCAATTAGAGCTGATAAAAAAGCAGAGGCGATACACTGGCTTCGAGAGAATGGCTTAGGTGATATTGTAAAAAATAATATTACAGTATCGTTTGGTCAGAACGAAGATAACAAGGCGGTGGAATACGCTAGCCTTGCGAGGTCGAATGGGTATGAACCTATCCAAGAGGAGAAAGTTCACCCATCGACACTCAAAGTAGTTATGAAAGAATGGAGTGACAAAGGTCATGAAGTTCCGGAAGAACTATTTAGTACGTTTGATGGAAATCAAACGCATTTTAAAAATAAAAAATAAATAATAAATAATAAGGAGATATATATGGCAAATACAGCTGTAGAAAAAAAGAACAGTGCTGGTTCACTGGCTACTATCAACCTAAGAAGTGATTCTGGTAGAGGTAGCGAAGAAATCAAATCGGACGATATGTCGACTCCGATTTTAAAAATCTTACATCAACTATCACCTGAATGTAATGCTAATGACTCTAAGTATGTCGAAGGTTCTAAACCTGGTATGATATATGCTAAAGGTCTTGGTACACTTACTGATGGTCAAGAAGGTGTAAATATTCTTGTTGCACACGTGCAAACAAGATTTCCTGAATGGCAGGAAATGGGAGACACAGCAGCTCCTCCTGTCACAACACATCTTAATATTCCTGAAGATGCTGTTGAAGAAAGAAATGGTAAGTACAGATTATCAAATGGTAATTATGTAGAAAAAACTGCATACTTTTATGTAATTGTTTTAGGTGATGAACCTAGACCTGCAGTGATTACTATGAGATCATCTAACTTAACACCTGCGAGAGAATTAAATCAGTTGATTAAAAATCTTAGATTTAAGGATGACAAAGGTGTTTACAATCCAGCAGCATATGCAGCAGTTTATAATTTAAAAACTGTTGGTAAAACTGCAGGAAGTAAAAGCTGGCATGTCTACAAACCATCTATGGCGAGAGCTTTAGATGTTTCTAAGAAAGAGGATGCTGACTTATACTTAATGGCACAAGAGTTTCAAAAATCTGTGTCTAAAGGTCAAGCTAAACCTGAGTACGAGAAAAGCAATAAACCTCAAACTGCGGATATTGTATAATTCACTGAGTGAATAACTTGCAAGAGGAGGCAGTAACGGGAGACTGGGACTGCCTCTCTAACTTAGGAAATAGGTATGACAGATTTTATAAAGTATTTTACAGGATTAAAACGTAATTACGGTTTTTGTAATATTAATAATGGTTACAAAGATCCTAATACAGGGAAATTAAAATTTCATGCAGGCGATTATGGTTGGTCTGGTAAACCAATTACAGATAATGATTACCAACTTCATTTAAATGGCAAAAGATCTATAGGTATACAACCATGTGATGATAATGGTTACGCAAGATTTGGTGCAATAGATATTGATCCAAAGATATATAAAGATTTAGATATAGCATTTTATTTAGATACTATTCAAAAAAATAATTTACCACTCATACCAATCAAATCAAAAAGTAATGGATTGCATTTATATATATTTACAAAAGAATTTGTAAAAGCAAAAGAAATAAAAGAATTTTTAGAGCAAGTATTATTTTTATTTAAACTACCAATAGTAACAGAAGTATTTCCTAAACAAACTAAACTTGGTAAAAATACAGATGGTGATCCTATCAATGGTAATTTTATAAACTTACCATATTTTAATAAAGACGAAAGAGTTGCACTAGATCCATCAGGTAATGAAATGTCATTAGAATTATTTTTAAATTGTATTGAGTTAAATAAAATGACTTCTGAACAATTAAAACAAATAACAAATAAAATTATTCAAAATGAATTAATAGGTGGTGCAGAAGAATTTAAAGATGGCCCACCATGTTTAGAAATATTATCAAAAGAAAAAATGACTGATGGTAGAGATAGATTTTTATATAACTACATGGTCTTTGCTAAGAAAAAATATCCTGACAACTGGGGTAAAATGGTTTTAAAAGCAGGTAGAAATTATTTTGAATTTGATGAAGTATGGACTGATGATCATATTGAAAAGAAAATAAAACACTGGGAAAAACAAAACAAAGGTCATAGTTGTACTGATCCATTGCTTGCACCAGTTTGTGTTAAATCAGAATGTATAAAAAGAAATTTTGGAATCATGTCTGATAGAAAAATTACGTGGCCTAGATTATCTAATTTGATTAAAGTCGATTTTAAACCTGATCCTGAATATTATTTTGATGTAGAAAGAGACGATGGTGAAACGGTTACTGTGCATGCAAAAGATGTAAATAAAATCAAAGATCAACAGGAACTAAGATCATTAATCATGGCGCAAGCAGATGATATCCCACCACCTATTAAAGGTATGGAATTCTATGAAATAATAAAAGCATTAGTTGCGACACAAGATACAGTGCAACCGGCTCCAGGGACCACTCCTATGGAGATATTAAAGAAACATTTGAAACAATATATTCATAGTACAAATGCAACAAGTTATAACTCATTTAAAAGTGGTAATGTATTGAAAGATGAAACATATGCATATTTTGTTTTTGATGAATTTTATAATGATTTGAAAGATAATGAATGGAGAAAAGATGCTTCAAGAACTTCTTATATGATTACAAAAATGTTTGAGAAAGAAGAAGAACATCTACCAAAACCAGACTTTGATGTAAGAAAAAGATTTCCCGGAAAAGATAAAAAAACAAATAAACCATATACAGGTATTCCAGGCTGTGCAAAAATTCCATTATATCTTTTTGAAGATATAGATGAAGATGTAATTGAAATAGAAAATTTTAAAAAAGAAGAAATAGTATAATGATATATAAATATTTTGGTCCTCCAGGTACTGGTAAAACACATAAACTTATTAGTAGAGCAAAGGCTTACATAAGAATTGGAACACCATTAGATAGAATTGGTTATTTTGCATTTACTAAAAAAGCTGCAGAAATAGCTAGAAATAGAATGCCGGTAGATTCAGAAAAACTAAATTACTTTAGAACTTTACATTCATTTGCATATCAACAATTACAATTAGAAGATACAAATGTTATGCAGCCTGAAGACTACATTACAATAGGTAAGAAATTAAATATTAAAGTTAAATATTACGATAAGTTTAATAAAGAAGAAATATTTTATTTAAATATTGAAAGTCCATATTTTAAAATGATTGGTAGAGCTATGAATAGATGCATAACAATTGAAGAAGAATATAATAGAAATGAACATAATAAAAAAGAAATAAAATTATACATATTAAAAAATTTAGATGCAAATCTAAAAGAATATAAAAGACAAACAGGTAAATTAGATTTTAATGATATGATTAATAGATTAATTGAAAAAGATGATTTACCAAAATTTAAAACTATATTTATAGATGAAGCTCAAGATTTATCTCCACTACAATGGAAATTATTTGATAGATTAAAAGATAATACAGAAGATATGTATTTAGCAGGTGATGACGACCAAGCTATATTTGCTTGGGCAGGAGCAGATGTTAATAGATTTATACAAGAACCTGGTAAAGAAACTGTTTTAAAATACTCCAAAAGAATATCGAGAGCAGTGCAAGAACAATCAGAATTACCTTTAGAAAAAATAAGAGGATTAAGAAAACATAAAGTTTATTATCCAAGAGATTTTGAAGGCGAATCAAAAAGAATAAATAATTTAGATCAAGTAGATTTAACAGAAGGTAAATATTTAATTCTTACAAGAACTATATATAGATTAGTAGATGTATTGAAAGAATTGAAAAAAAGAAATTTATATTTTCAAACTAGTAAAGGTAAAAGTTTTTCAGTTACATTGTACAATGCATCAGTCAATTACAATTCATGGTGTAGAGGAATTGAATTAGATGAAAAAGAAATAAAAGATATAGTAGGATTTATAGGTGCACCTCAAAATAAATGGAATAAAGATGTAGAATGGTTTGATGCATTTGAAGAGGTAAAATTATCTGAAAGAGAATATATAAAAAATATGATAGATAATGGAGAAGACCTAGATAAACCGGCAAGAATACAAATTTCTACTATACATGCAGCGAAAGGTGGAGAAGAAGATAATATAATTTTATGTTTAGATTTAGGAAGAACACCTAAGAAAGTAGCGAAAAAAAGTGATGATAAAAATGATGAAGAACATAGAGTTTGGTATGTTGCAGCTACACGTGCAAGAAATAATTTATATAAACTAAAAGCTAAAAAAAGAAGCAATGAATACAAGTTTTAAAGAATTATACTTTAAGTATAAACAGAACGGGATAGAGAATTTTCCAAATACGGTGTGTGGCAGCGTCGTATTTCCAAAAGTTAATTTGGTTTCTCGACTCCCTATACAATCATACTCGGCCAAATTAACATCTGCCACAGATAAAGGATAAACATGAGAATATTAACAAGCGATATATTAATAACAGTTACACTAACATTTTTTATAATTAACATAATGGAGGTACTAAAATGACTAGTAAAGATATGTTTGAAAGCGCATTCCCACAAGATAAACAGATAGGCGGGAATCACTACAAGAACTTTCACATTCAACCTTACGAATTCATTTCTAAAAACGACCTTTCCTTTTTTCAAGGAAATGTTATTAAGTATGTGTGTCGTTATCAAAATAAAAATGGCATACAAGATTTAGAGAAAGTAATTCATTATTGTGAATTAGAAATTAAAAAAATGAAAGACATAGAGAGGAAAAAATAATGTTAATGCCAACTACAGAATGGGTTGCTCCTACAGAGTTTCCTGATTTAAGACAAGCAGAAGAAATAGCAATTGACTTAGAGACAAGAGATCCAGACTTAAAGAAACTGGGTTCAGGGGCCATACGAGGTAATGGTGAAGTTGTAGGTATAGCTGTAGCTGTAGATGGTTACAAAGGTTATTTTCCAATAGCTCATGGTGAAGGACCAAACATGGATAGAGATAAAGTTTTATCTTGGTTTAAAGATGTTTGTGAATCACCTTCTACAAAAATATTTCACAATGCAATGTATGACGTATGTTGGATTAGAAATTTAGGTATAAAAATAAATGGAACAATCATTGATACTATGATTGCAGCATCTATTATTGATGAAAATAGATTTAATTACACACTAAATGCATTATCTTGGTTATATTTAAATCAAGGTAAGAATGAATCTTTACTAAACCAAGCAGCTAAAGAAAGAGGATTAGATCCTAAAGCAGATATGTGGAAACTTCCTGCAAGTGAAGTAGGATCTTATGCAGAACAAGATGCTAATTTAACTTTAAAACTTTGGCATCATTTAAAAAGAATTATTGTAGAAGATGATTTACAAAATATATTTAATCTTGAGACAGATCTTTTTCCTTGCCTAGTTGATATGCGTTTCCTAGGGGTTCGGGTAGACGTGTCCAAAGCCAATCAATTAAAAACAGCACTGGCAGTAAAAGAACAAAACTTATTGCAACAAATAAAAATAGAAACAGGAGTAGATACTCAGATATGGGCTGCAAGAAGTATTGCACAAGTTTTTGAAAAACTGAAGCTACCTTATAGCCGTACTGAAAAGACTGACTCTCCTTCATTTACAAAAAATTTTATTTCCTCTCATAAACATCCTGTAGTTCGTATGATAGCAGAAGCTAGGAAAATAAACAAGGTCAGTACAACCTTTATTGACACCATTTTAAGTCATGAACATAATGGTAGAATACATGCAGATATAAATCAAATACGATCTGATGATGGTGGTACAGTTACAGGACGATTTAGTTATGCTAATCCAAACCTACAACAAATTCCAGCACGTGATCCAGATACAGGACCATTAATTAGAAGTTTATTTATACCTGAAGAAAATTGTAAGTGGGGTACATTTGATTACTCACAACAAGAACCAAGATTAGTAACTCACTATGGTATAAGATTTGAATATGAATCAGCACAAACAATTGCAGATTCATATTATGATGATCCAAATACAGACTTCCATAAGATTGTAGCGGAAATGGCAAACATAGACAGAAAAGAAGCCAAGACAATTAATCTAGGTTTATTTTATGGTATGGGTAAAGTTAAATTACAAAATGAATTAAATGTAACTAAACAAAAAGCAGATGAATTATTTGCTCAATATCACAACAGTGTTCCATTTGTAAAACAATTAACTAATGGTGTTATGGCTGCAGCTCAAAATAGAGGAAGAATAAAAACTATTTTAGGTAGAAGATGTAGATTTCCAAAGTATGAACCTATACTAAGAGGTTCTGATTGGGGTACATTTGTTCCTGCTGAAGATCATGAAACAATGTTAGAGTTAAAAGAAATGGGTCCATACTTAAAAGATCAAGATGGAGAAGTTATTAAAGATACGAATGGTAATCCTAAAAAAAATTATTGGCATAACAATGGTCATAGAAGAGCATTTACATACAAAGCTTTAAATAAACTTATTCAAGGTAGTGCTGCAGATATGACTAAGAAAGCAATGGTTGATTTATATAAAGAAGGTTTATTAGCACATATTCAAATACATGA